ACCTTTACCGTATTTCTGAGTTACTATGTTGAAGTTTTTAGAAGCTCCACTTACGAAAACTTCAGCTCCAGCTAAGAACTCTTCAGTATCCATTACAGAACCGTTAGGTCCGATTAACTTACCTTGACCATCTTTAGTGAAACCAGAGAATTTCAATACTAAGTTAGATTGAGTAGTACCTGTTAACGCTGCACGAGCAACATCACCTACAGAACCACCTGTGAAAGCCACAACTGCAGCTGCACTTAAAGTAACAGCAGAGTATGAACCTTTAGAGTAATCGAACAAACCTTCAGAAGGAGAGTTACCATCACCAGCCTCATAGAAGCTATCGTAAAGGTTTTTAGCATCTGTGTAACCAGCAGTTGCCGCGTCGTTATTACCTGGCATTCCATAAGGTTGACGGTGGTTAACACCATCTCTTCCTTGAATTTTAGGAATGAAGTAGAATAATTTACCGATTGGTAAGTTCATAGCTTGTACAGACACGATGTCGTTAGCTAATAATTTAGAGAATACACGACGAATGATAGGGAATACCACAGTCTCGAAAGAACCAGAAGCATCAGATACTGCTGCTTCGTTGATTAAATAAGACGCTTGGTTTTCATATAATTGCGCGATGTTATCTTTTTGGTGACCTCCAAGACCTTCTAAAAAGCCTAAGTCATCCCATTTTTTGATGGTATCTTCTTTGATAACACGAAGGTGCTTAAGACCGATGTTACCAACCATACCTGATTCTAATAATGCTCCCATTTTAAAATTGTATTTTTTTTGTTTTTTTTATTATTATTTTATTTTACTCATTAAATCTTTCATTCTTCTGAATTGAGGATTCTCATATGCTTTTGATTCAGATAATACCTCAGTTGAAGAAGTTTGTGGAGTTAATGAAATTTTATCAACTACCGACTCAGTCATTGGTTTTTTAGTGTCTAATTCGGTTTTGATTGATTTGTAAAGATTTTTTGCTTCGTTTATAGAAGAAATTGAATCGAATCTTTTTAAAATATTCAATTTTTCTTGTTTTGTTGTTGAATGTTCAGTAAACAATCTTGTAGCGTAAGCTAAGTTTGCGTTGAATACCGCAACTTCGTTAAGTTTTTCCTTGAAAAGAACTAAAGCTTTCTTGTATTCAGAATTTTGTTTTTTCAATGTTTCAACTTCTTCGTTAATACCGAAAACACCAGAACCTGCTTTATGTACTTTTTTACTAGGTAAACCTGACCTGTTCATACCGTTCTTATTTCCGTGAGCGGTTATTGAATTTCTTGCGGCTTCTGTAGCTTCAACTTTTTTAGGCTCTTCAGACTCTTCTTTGTCCAAAGCGATTTCATCTTCATCAAGAGTGACTTCGTAAACTGTACCGTCTTCGTCATCTTCTCCTAATGCATTTAACTGAGCATCGTCTTCAGGATTAGAAAAGCTTTCATCATAAGATTCTTCTTCTGAAAGTCCCATTTCATTTCCACCATCTTCACCATCTAACTTAATGATATACTCTTGGTCATCAACGCTAAGTGATAATTTATCACCTTCTTTTTTAACTACGATACCATCTTCTGGTTTCATAGCTTTGAAAACCTTAAGTACTTCATCATCAGACGCTGAAGTCATATCGACAACATCATCATCAGATTCCATTTCATCTGACATATCATCCATTCCGAATTCTTCATCTTCCATTTCACCTTCTTCATCAGGTTCATCGGCCATTTCGTCTTCTTCATCGGATGGTTCATCGTTTATTGAAGTTTCATCATCTTCAGGTTCATCACCTGTTACATCTTCTTCTTCGTCAGGATTAACTTCGTCCTCTGATTGACCAGCAACCGGAACTTCAGTTTCGTCCTCATCTTCTTCTTGTTCCCTAAGCAAATCGTTTAGTTCTTGTTTCATTGTTGAAGCAAGTATACCTTTTGCATTTTGCTTTACGGCCTCTTCAAGTGTTTGTACTTGAAGTAACGCTTGTTCTAAAATAGATTTTTGACTCATCTTAATTTATTTGTTTTATTATCTTATAAATACTACGTTTTTATGAAAAATTTACTTTTTCAGTATTGGTAACCCTATAAAATTTATTATTTGGATAAAAAGTTATCTAATTTTCCCATTAATGACTTCATCTTATCAAATCCTTCCCCTTTTTCTTCGATTGATTCTTGATACTTGTCTCTATCAGATAATTCAGGGAAAACATAAGCACCTGGCGTAGATGGAGATGACACTAAATCAAAACAAACAAGTTCAAAATCCTCTTGTACAATGTTTTGACCTTTAATGTTTTTAAGAGACCCTACTCCACGAGAAGAGATACCCAAAGTAGCGCCGTTCATAATCAACATAGCTGCTTGGTCTCCTTTAGTGGATACAATACCCATTTTCTTCCAACCTGGTGATGTGAATAGTTTTATCTTACCCATTAACATTTTACCATCCCACCAAGTTTCTGTAATAGAGTGTGATACTCTATCCAAATCAATAAGTGAAGATGACGGGTGATTTAATTCATTTAAAGCACCACCTTTCTTAATAAGGGATTGATATTTTTCGTTCTCTCTTTTAAGTAGAACTTCGGGATAGATTCTCCCGTTTTTGTTAGGTGTGTCGTATTTTTGTAAAACAGCATAAAGGATAAGGTCTTCTGAGAAGTCCATACCCTTCATTTCTGATATAATTTTTTTGTTGTCGTCAGGTGAAACGTGTCCTGCGTCGTACTCGATTAAGATTCCCTTACCCGTCTCGTTTGGACCTAATATCTTCATTTACAGTTTTTATACTATAAATACATCGATATCCCAACTTATTTCTTGTTCTTATAGAAATTAAACAGATTTTTGTCTTTTAAATTCCCATTAATAATGTTTTCCGATATAGATTTAATAGTTTTTTTAACTTCTTTATCTCTAATATCAAATTGATTTTTAACGAATAATGTAATTTCTAAATTCATAAAGGACTTTTTTTCTAATTTGATTCCTTTAGTCCTAACGTCTAAATCGACAATATTTTCTTTTTTGAAAAACTCATTTTCCAAATAGTACAAGTACGTTTTTATTTCACGTCTTGTTCTTGACAGTATTAACTCGAAATTATCGGTCTCACTTTCAGGTAATAACCAAGAATTTAGTTTTATGTATACGGTTTTTAAATTTTTAAAGTCTACAGTTCCGTAACCAATCTTTACATTTTCATAGTATCCAAGGGGTATAAATTTCCCAGTTTTCATTAATTTTCTTCATATTATTTTAATTTATGGTGTTAATTAAAATATAAAGAAAAATTCTTGTATTTCCAAAATATATTTATATAATACTAAAACCAAATTATGTTAATAATAGAAATTAAAAATGAAAAGAGTCTTGAATCTGCTCTTAGGACCTATAAACAAAAGGTTCAAAAAACAAAACAGATACAAAAACTTAGAGAAAGGCAAGAGTTCGTAAAACCTTCAGTTAAGAAAAGAACTCAAAAATTAAAAGCGATTTATATAGAATCAAAAAAAAATGGTCTTAATTAAGACCATTTTTTAATTCTGTTAATCTGTAGTAATTGTATCTCGACGGATACATATGAGTTACCTCATCCTTTACCGCCTTTAGTTTAGTGGTTAATTCAGTGTCATTTGACTCATTTAAAAGTGTAGATACTTGATTAATAATTGATTCTGATAATTCATTACTTTTAGTAATTAAATCATCGTGAGAAATTGATAAAATAGTCTTTAATTCTTCTTTTTGTGATTCTGATAATGTGTTAGAATATAAAACATTAAAATTGTTTGCCAAAACAGCCTGTAACAATGTTTCGTTTGGTACTAATGTCGAACCTTTAGATTCTTGTATTTCCTTTTTAGTTGTTAAATGATTTACTAATTTATTTTTAGCAATTACTTTTTTCTCAATATTTGACAATGAATCTTTTTCAGATAAGATATCTAAAGACTCATATAATTCGTTAGTTTCTGTTTCTACGTTACCTAATTTAATGTTCAAAGATTCACAAAACATATTTAAATCATTCCAATTTCCTATTGGTTGACTAAAATATGTATTTAACCCCTCAACGTATAATTTTGCAATTTCCTTATCTTCAATATATTTGTTTTCAATTTCTTCATAAAACAAATACATTTCTTTAAAATCTTTGTTTTCTTTAATTGTTTTTAATATATCTTTTACTTCAGTCTTATTTTCTTTTGTATAAGATTCTGTTAGTTTCGTTAGCATTTTGGTTTTTATAACCCCGAATTTTTTCATTTTTAGTCGTTTAATATATCCTTCAATTTATTCTCTATTTCATAAATATTCTGTTGTGCTTTATTAATATCAAATAAATCATCTAATTTATCTGAATCATCACCTAACATAGATAAAATCTTATCTTTTCTTGATTCACTTAATGGTGCCGCTCCACCCGCAGGTGCTTCCGCAGGTGCACCCATATCGGCAGGTGCTCCACCCATACCCATATCCATTCCACCACCCGCAGCGGCGTCACCGGTTGCACCACCGGCAGCTTCTAATTTTTCTCTTTCTTCTTCAGGTATTCCATATTTCGCATCGACGTCATCGAACACTCCTGAACGTTTAATAATTTGTGCGGTTGCCGCTAACTCACCACCAATAGCTCTTTCAAGTCTTTGTTGTTGTAAATCAAGTATAACCTCATTATCACTAAATCCAAGAATATTCTTTTTAGCCCAAGTATGTGAAACAGGTAAAATACCAAGTTGTGAGTTGTCAGATGTGGCGTCTTTATATAACGTAACCTTTTCTTTCCATTGTTCAATCTTAAGTAAATCTGATTGAGATGATGGGTTTGTTAATGATAAACTAAAGTTGTGTAATTCATCTTCTAAACCTAAAAGGTATAAATGAATTAACGCAATTTTATTTAACTCTTGTATTAAAGATTTTTGAATTCTATTGATTGTTCTAGCAAAACGAATATCCATTAATGCAAGATTTTTACCATCACCAACCACTTCTTCAAATCCTAAAAACGCTTTAGGTATACGAAGAGCGGCTAACATTTTCTTTTGAATGTATTCAATATCGGCAATCTCACCTAAATTAGCAGCACCTGGTAATGTTTCAATCGGGTTAGTTTGTGCT